CCGGTGCAGCACTTCCTGATGCACCGGGTTTTCCTGCAGCTCCTTCAGAGCCTGCTGCCTTTTTTGAATTTCCTCCACCGTCTTTGCTTTTTCCACCACCTGCGCCCCCTTGTTGTTGGAACTGCATGATCTGAAGCATCATATTCTGATGCTCTGCAATATGCTGCGTCAGTACCTGAACGGCCTCTTTAGGCCAGGTAACAATCTCAGGATTATTCAGCATGTTCGTATGAACGAGCATGTGTTCCAAGTGGTTCTCTTGCGGATCCGGAGAGATCACCCGTCCTTCTCTTATAAGAGTGTGCTCTTCAATCGGATCGCTTGTTTCTTTTGAGACCGGCGCCGCCCCGATCCATTCCGCGGGCTCTTCGCCGTACGCCTTGAAAACTTTTGAAGTTGCGTGATATAACCGTTCCATTGACCCAACGACCAACGGATTTCCACCTAAGACAAATTTATCATAAAGAATGGTGGCGAGCTCTCGCATTGTGTTGACATCCCCAAAGGATGAATCCGGTGCCAAATAAGAATCCATTTGGGTATAGAACGCTTCTTTAATCGCCTGACCGCTCTCGAAGATCGGCTCATGGTCTTCTCCTAATATACGTTTCTCCAAGCCTTCCGGCATATTAAGGAAACACAGGTCAAAGATTTGATTCAATATCCCTGTTATTCCATCCCTGATATTCATAGCTGGAATGTTGAAACGCGCGTCAGCTGAGTTTACTATAGCTTGAGTGCGGGTGGCCGTACCTGAACCTCCGGCGAATTTCCCCTCTTTACCCATAACAACAGAAGAGGCCGCTGTCAGCCGCTCAACAAATTCCATCAAAAGCTGGATAGCCGCGAGCAAGCGCTCGATCGGAACATTCATATCTGGAAAGAACACGTTCTGAGATGGGTTAGTAACAGGGTACATAGCGCGCGGCTTGGCCACGTGCTCTTTAGGATCGTAATCACTGTTCGGATCGTAGAAGCCCCATCGCATAATGCCAAGAGTATTGGCATCTTGAATCTGTCGAAAGACCGCGTCAACTTCTTCGGCCAACGGTTTGACTTGCTCTAGAACACCGATGCCTAATAGCTTGAACATCCTATTAAGGAAGTTCGTCTGGACCATCGGTCTAATTCCCTTACGTGAGATCGTCGATGTTGCGAATCCTTGAAGAAATATCTCATCTTTAACCGCAACGCGAACCGCAACTTCTTCCGGGAAGCCGTCCTCATTAACATCAAATGGACCATACCAAGTGATACATTCGACCACTGAGGACCGGCGCTTCGCGTTTAAATCTTGAATCTTCTCGGCCTTCTCTAATTCCTGCCCGAACTTCGTAATGATATTCTTATCAATCGAATCTTTAAGTTTGTCGGTGACATTAACAACGATGCCTTCAGCCTGCTCCTGCTCCAACTCATAATAATAAAAGTTCTGCTTTTTAATTAAAGGTTCTTTCTGTATATTTGTAGCGCCTGGCTGGGTGAGTATGTCCATCACCGAGTAGTGCTTAATGGCCGGCCGCTCATCCACCTTAAGCATCTTGGATTCAACGTACAGCAGCTCTCCCGTTTCCGGATTTGCAGCTTGCTGTCCGGTGGCCGGGTCAATATCCGGTTCCCGCTGAACGTCCCCTAAATCCTTTTTATTGACCATCCAATATGGCTCAGTAAAGATAGTGCCATAACATATGGTACCACGCACCAAGTCCAGAATTTCCAACCGGATCTTCATCCACACTTCAAAGACCCACCGCATGATCTTATTGACGTCGTCGGTGCGCTTCTTATCCGTGTACTCCACCGGTTTCCAACGGATGCTGTCCTCATTCCAAACGGCCGGGAAAATCCTAGACACCAACATCTCGACAATAGCCTGCGCAACCCTCAGCGAGCGGCCGCACATCCAGTCTTCTGGACGGTGCACGTCATTGCCTTCATAAAGCGCGACAAGTGACGCGTACTTGGTATCAAAATCAATACCCTTTCCAGCGATGTCCGTTCCCCAGTCGGTTTTCTCTCGGGCCTCCAAAGCATTGCGGTAGTCCTCCATAATAATCTGGACCAGCGCTTCCTGCTTCTCTTCCGACAAATTAAACACCAATGGATTCAGTGGGGCGTTAGCACCAGCCACTGGATCCACGGTGAGATCATCCGGGCGCATTTCATCTTTTAGTCCTCTGCCCGGCATCAATATCCCTTCTTCTTACCTGACTTTTTACCACCACGCTTTTTACTCGACATTACGCTTCCAGCCATTATCCCCTCCTTGTTTTCTTTGGGTTAGATTTTGACTTCTGGACTTTAGTCCCGTACTTCGCCGCCCACCGCTTTGCAACGGTCGGTTCATTGGCAAACAAAAAAGCTCGTTGCTTTTCACTTTTAAATGGCATTAGTAATACACCTGGTCTGCGTACTCACTGCTGTTCGATGTCCCCGACATCCTGCGAAATCTCATAGACGACTTCATCCTGCGGGCTCCCCACACTGCGATAGCTAAACTGTCCGCTTCATCCGGGCTGATGAGCCCTCTCTTCCGCATGTCCTCTTTATTCTCAATCTCAATCCGGCCATTCCTGGGGTTGATCTTATATTTGATCGCGCTCAACTGCGCCATCAGAGCATCATTGTGCGGAATGATAATTTCATCAGAGCGGAACAACTCTCTCAAGTTCCAAAATATCTCATCTCGAATCGCTCTAAAGTGCATCGGGTCCGTCGGCTTCTGACTGAAGTTAACCGCCAGTATCGGATACCCCAACTCACGCAAGCGGTCAACCACGCCCCCGCCCAACCCGGTGTCGTCTACCGTAACCTGCATGAGCTTGGCGCCAGCTGAGATCGCCTCTGAAACTACAAGGTTCACTGCGTCCATCGTCGACCGGTTCTGGATCGTCTTGATCTTCTTGACCCGGTCAGGTTGGTACACTGTTAAAACTGTTTTGTTCGTTCCATACCGCGCGACGTCCAGCCCTAAATAAATCTTATCCGTCTGTGTCAGCCCATCTTTCTTGTAGTGCCGCTGTACTGCGCGCTCACACCAAGAGAGTGGGATCAGCGTGTCCTCTCCCTCTTCGGGGAATTGACCGAGCACACGTGAGACGAACATCGGCGACGCTTCGCCCCATTCTTCCTTACGCTCCTGGATCCACTTCATCGTCGTCAATGAAGGAAACTTTTCCGGATTCTCAATAGCCGGGGAATCGTAACAAGAAATATGGAAGGCCTTCCACAATTTACTATTGAACTTATCAAAGAACGGTCCCGACGAGGATGTCGGGTTTCCGATCAACAAACACTTCGAATGTTCTTGCGTCAGGATACCCTGAGCCGCTTCATATATCTTTGCATCGACGCCGGGGGCTTCATCCATGACCAGAAGCACGTGCCTTGCGTGATGCCCTTGAAACCTATCCGGATCGTCCGTCGAGAGTCCGAGCGCGAACCACTTCTCCTCAATATTCAAGGAGGTCTTTAAAAGCCTACCACCCAGAGGCACTCGCGAATTGTTGTACAAGCTCCAGATCTCGGCCCATAGAATACTCTCGACTTGTCTGTTCGTAGGAGCGGTTGTAATTATCCGGCTCTGGTAATGCGTGAACAGGAACCACAGAGTCGTACAGGCTGATACAAATGTTTTTCCAACCCCATGGCCGCTTGCGACACAGGTGTTGGAATTGTCGCGTACACTTTCTATTATTTGCTTTTGTTTGTCCCATAGCTCGACACCTAAAATCTGCTCACAAAAGAACACAGGGTCTTGCTGACTTCTTTCAAAAAGCAATCGGGCGTCTTCGTTATTCAGCGGGGCGTCGGGCACTGGGGATCCCCTTCAACTCTTTCACAATATCCGAGAAATTATAAAAATTGTTCGTTTGCTCGACGACACGGGGGTTCCACCCGTCGAAGCGCCTATATAATAAATCAGCCGCCTTAGTGTCTCCACATTTGGCGGCTTGGAATAATGCCTTATCTACATCACCTAACTGTTCCGAATATCTTTCCCGACGAAGCTCCAGTACCTGCTTCGCCCACTCCGGATGCTGCTTCTTTGCCAGCCGGAGCTCTTGCAAAGAAAACCCGAACGCTGCCACAAAGAAGCTGTCTTCCTTGTTGTCATTGTCCGGGTCTGTCCTATACAATATGTATGAATCTATAAGAGGCCTGTCCACACATACAGTATGTTTAATCGCGTGAACGTTGTCAATTAAATTCTAAACTATTTTACTACAATATAAAAAGCAGGTTGAGCACGGCGCTGCAGATGTAGATCCCCGAGAGCTTCCAGTCCCCGATCGCCGCCTGGTGTCCGGCCCCCGCACAGAACAACGCAATTACCAAAAATCCAAATAAGTTTTTCATCTGATCTTGAACCCCCTCCCCTTGCACTCCGGACAGTCGATCACCTCAGTGGTCATCATCCCATTCCGGATGGCCATGGCCTTGCCCTGGTCGCACCCCAGCGCCTTGCACAGGACCACGTCGTCCAGGTCGTGCACCTTGATCGACGCTACCACCGTTCTTCGTGCGTGCTTGCGTCGCTCCATCACGCCCTCCATTTGTTGTCGTTCTCCGGATCTTCAAAGGCCCAGTGCGGCTGCACCACAGTGCGGTCGCTCTTCACGTCCGCCGGCGGCACGATCCCCGCCTGGGTCAAGTACACCTCGATCCGCTTGACCCTTTCGTTCAGCTCATCGAACTGCAGTTGAATGTCTTTCATCACGCTCATTGCGCCGTCTCCTTTTTATGTTTTTCATGTACCCCGACGATATGACGATCCTTAAACATGACGTGCACGGTTAGAGCGGGCGGCTCCCTGCGTATCATCGGCATGTCAAACCCACAGTCATTCGCCGCTTCGACCACCGTCGTAAGCTCATGCCCGTGCGCGATGTACCGCCCCGTCTGCGCATCCACTGCTACCCAGTGCCCCGCCGGTATTCTACCTATGTCCTCGTACAGCACTTCCATTACATATATCATCCGCGCTTCCTTCCTTTATTAGGGGTCGTGGGGCAGACTCCGGAGGGGCCCTTGACCAGAGGGTTATTCAGAGGTTGCACTGCGCCCAGCGACCGCAGCTTCTTCCAGACCGCCTTGGTCAGGTCTTCGGTCAACATTTGGTTGCTCGTCTCGTCACGTGCTTCATTGAACAGACGCTTGAACTGCGCGTACCTCATCCTTTACTCATGTCCCTGACGTCCCACGCCCCCGCGCTGATCGCCCGGATGATATTCTTGATGGCCTGCTTGGCGGACGCGGCCTGGGTATAGGTCTCCGAATGGCAGTAGGTCTGGCTGTTCGACGCCTTCATCCTCCAGAAAAACTGCTTCTTACCTGAACGCAAGATCTCAAATCTCATTTTCCTCATCGTGTTTCTCCTTTCGGTATCGGGGCGTACTTCAACCGCAGCCACCCCATGAAGTCACAGTCCTCCTTGCACATCTCATGCAGCACCTCCCGCAGGGCCTCCTTCAGCGCCGCCTTGTCCATCACCGCCCGCATCGCGCTATGCGCGGCCTGATGCTGCTGCAGCGTGCCCACGTCCGGCAGCCCGGCCCAGTCAGGGGCCGCCGTGCCCACGTCCGGCAGCCCGGCCCAGTCAGGGGCCACCGTCCCCGCGCCTGCGGCTGGGAAGGTGACAGTGGTGGTGTTCCACGGCCCGGTCGTCGTAGTGTTGGCCCCTAACACGCCCCCGCCCGCCCCTATCGTCCACATCTGCTCGGCCTGCGCCCGCTGCTGCGCACTCAGTATCCGCTCTTCTATATTGTGGTAAAACCCTGGATCTCCCCCAGTGGACATATCACACCTCCTAAATAATAAGTATCCCCTATAATATATAAAATTTATATATTATTAAAACACTTCATCTTCTGTAGGTTGTGTTGTAGTCTTTAGTTTTTCTCTTAATAGAGCGTCTTTTTGGGCATACTTATTATTCTTTAGGGTAGAAGGATTGAAGATCACCTGGTCCTGCTTTCCCGGCAAACGATCAGAATATAAGCAAAGTAGTATGTTCTGAAGCTCAGCGGCCACACTGTGAACGTGTCGATTGGCATCTTCCGCCAATATATCCCACAATGTGGTTGGAACGTAGACTGCTTTTCTAGGAATTCTCATTTTGGATCACCTCCTTTTGCGGTTGTGATAGATAGTATCTATTAAATCATAGATCGAGTGAACAGTAATATATAGTATTTTAACTCCCTCGATCAATGATATCCTCTTACTTTAAAAGTATATCATAATAAAAAACAATGTCAAGTGTTATTTTAAAATAGTATTATCTTGTCGTGAACAGGAATACCTATGAAAAACGACATCGAGAAATAGATATTATATATAAAAAACGAGATACTATATATTAAAATATATATATTATAAAACCGGCGGGCTCAACGGTATGGAAAATACGAGATATTATAAATAAAATTATACATATAATTTATGAAATACAACATCGTGCATCTAGGAAAAACCACATAATACGAGTCACGATCCTACACAGCGTTAGGGGGGGCGTTTGAGAAACGACATAGGTGGGGGGATAAGTGTATCGTAATACTAGACTTAGGCATAGACGCGCGCGCGAGGTATCTACTTCAGAAATAATAAATAGAGTCAAGAAAAAAGGAATCTATATAAAGTATCAAAGACAATACAAGTTACTTACTACTACCTTACATAAATAAATTTCATAAGATTAGTCAGATATAGATAAACTTATTATTTCTGCCTTCGGCTCGTTTTTCGCCAATTTTAACACGCAAATTGACGCAAGTCGTTTGTTTTGAACCACTTGCAAATCGTCCTCGTCAATCGTTTCTTGCAAGTCGTTGAAATTGCTGGACTTGCAAGCGGATTTTTGCCTGTTAAACTGTTTTCACATCAACGAAACCGATTTTTCACCTATCGGGTTCTTTACATATACAACAGTAACAGTAGTTTATAACAGAAAGGGCGTGTAATATGAATAAAGACTTTATGTCAAAAGCCAATGCCGTCAGGACTACGGCAAAGCAGAATTATTCGGGCAGGTATGATGCCGACACCGATACAATTACTATTACGATTAGTAAAGTATCGGAGAGTTTCGTCGGCTCAAAATCCAGCGACAATGATATCATACATTACGATATCCCATTGTTAGCCCGAATGAAAGCCACCGGTAACATAGTCTTGTTCCGGTAATAGCATATGGGCGGACAGAGCAATCTGTCCGCCCTATGTATTTTA